CGGGAGGTGGCGGTGGTGGCGGTGGTAATGATGGAGTCTTTGGGCGTAAGATTGACATGTTAGCCTCCTATGCTCTTGCTGCTACCGCCTCTGTAAAGAGAGCCATAACCTTCTATAATAGTGCCGCCCTGACCAGCTCGCTTGCCCTTTGTTCTTCTTGGACCGCGACCCATGATTGTTTCATCATCAGGCACAACCTCTGGTGTGACCTCAGGCGTAACTTCAGGAGTTATCTCTGGCGCATCTGGAACAACCCCAGCAGCCTTACCAACCTCTTTCAGTGCCTTCTTGCCCGTTCTTTCTAGCTGTTCAACAGCCTTATCAACATAACGAAACGGATTAAAACTACCCATAATTATCTCCTTACCAGCTATGCCAGCCTAACTTGTTCTTTTCAGTTCGCAGCCAAAAGAATTTGTTATACCCCATTTTATATACCAGATTTTTGACACAACGGAAAGCATCAGCCACATCACGCCTACCGCCCAAGCATATGAAGTCAGTTATCCAAAGTTCTTCCCCGTTCCCATGAAAGGCCTCAACCGGCAAACATTTGTTCTTAAGATACTCTTGTATGTGCTTTTCTTCTGGAAACGCCCAGGTTGCAAAAAAGAAGAAGTCTTCCCCTATTATAAAGTTTCCCAAAGACAACGGCGTACCTATATGGCTTTCGACAATCTCAAAAGGCCAGTGTCGGTGATACGGGCTTTCTGAGACCATACGCATTATCTCTTGATAAATTTCTTCTGTCATAGCGTAAACGGATTGTACTCAGTTACCGCCACCTGTTGTGGAGCTTTGACCATGCTTTGTCTATTCTCCAGCCCAACAGCCAAATACCTAAACGCATCCGCAGCATGGCTTGTGAAGTCATGTCGCGGAGAATCTCTGAACATCTTACGTCTTTCATCCCACTCCTGCCTGTACTGCCGCAACATATCCAGCCCGTCAGCACACTTCTCTCTGTCAAAATAACACCGAGGTATCATCATGCGAGCTGCATTGATACCATCAGCAACCTTCATTTTCGGTATAACCCTAAAGCGGATGCCCAGACTGTAAGCTGTTTCCAAGCGCGACTTGCCGCTACCCAGCTCACGCACTTCGATGTCATGCGGCGCAAGGTGGTCGCCGTAAGTGTAGTCTTTGTTGTGCAATACTTCTGCGTAGTGGTTGAGGCCCACTCCAGAGCTTTCGTAATAATCAATGACATGGACTGCTCCACTCCTATAAATTTGTGCAAACCAAATAGCGGTTGCATCGTTTATACCCAAGTCCCACGCAGTATGCACAGGATAAGCAGGGTCGTATGGCACTCTAGCAATCCTGTCACTGTCATCGGCATCAGATAGCAACTTACCATAATAAGCCCCTATGATAGCGGCTGTGAAGGAACACTCAAACTCTTGGTCATACTGCTCGTCCGTCATGGACGCCCTAGCAGCCTCAAGCTCCTCCTCTTTAACAATGCCCGTCTCACTGGCCTTACATATCTTATAATACCAGTCTTCTCCGCCTTCGGCTATCTGCGACTTGGCAACCTCTAACATATCAAAAAAATGATTAGGTCCAGCCGGCGTACCTAGAAAACAGGCCGACCCCTGTCTGTCGGATAGGGCGGGTCTTACAACCTCCCCCCATACCCTCGGATTCTGCATACCAAACTCATCGAACATTGCCATGTCCAGATAGATACCACGCAGCGCATCCGGGTTTTCAGCAGACAACAACATTAATCTACCACCGTTAGGAAAGTCTACGCGCAGTTCAGTCTCGTTAAACGTAACGCCAGGTATCACTCCTGCATAATACTTTGCGTAATCCCATGCGATACGCTTCGCTTGCGTAAAGGTAGGGGCTATAAAGGCAACGCGTGGACGCGGTAGCTCACAAGTAAGAGCTGTTCTTATTAGATGATTTACAGCCCAAACAGTTTTGCCAAAGCGTCTGTGCATCACCAGAACATTCCAACGCTTCAACTCTTTGTGCATCTGCGCCTGAATAGGGCGAGGCTTGTAAGGTATTTTAACTTCCATTGCTTTTCTTTCTGGAATAACTGCCCTTGCCCTTTTTGGGCTTTACAACTCTTTTAGCAAAAAGACGAGACCGTAAAAGTTTTGCCATTGGATTACGCTTCATCAATCAGTCTCCCACAGTATCTTCACAGTGCCATCGCCTATCTCTACACCAGCACGGTTCTTCTGGTCTCCGAAACGGTCAGGCATAACCTTGCTGGCTTTCCAGCGCACATGGTGAGCATAGTCACGCAGTACGCCAGTGTCATAGTCCTTGCGCTTGTGCAGCGCGTCATCGAATATGCCCTCAAGCTCTTCTAGTGCCTTCTCCGCGCTGTACTCTTGTGCCTGACGCACAGCCTTCTCAAAGCCCTCGTCACGCTTCATCAGCTTGTAAAATGCCGTGCGGGATATGCCTACGCCCTCGCAAGTGTCTACGATGGTGTGCCCGTCAGCCAAGCTGGACAGGATTACGTCAGTCTTTGCTTTTGTAAGTTTGGTCATGTGTGTGTCTCGTGATAGGGGATTTAACATACAGAAAGGGTGCCGGTCGCGGGCGGGGGTGTCGCGTTGTGAAAAGCCCCCCCGTGGGTTGCGGTGCGCGAGCTGTTGCATTTGTGCCGCAGTGTTGCATCGCTGCCACAGTATAGCTTGCCGGATTGCCGGTGCGGTGATATGCTGCTGCTATGCTGCACGGGGCTGGTGTGCCCTGCGCGTGTATAATTATATAGTCAAGCATCATCCATCCAAACAAAACCCAAGCAAACCAGCCGTTCCGCGTTCCTGCCTGATATTGCCATGCAGTCAGGGCCGTGTAAACTTTTTTTGCCTTTTGTGCTTTTTTGTGTTGACAGTGCGGTAATGCCATGTCATGCAGGGGCTACGGTAACAATTTCCGGTTGGAGGACCAGACATGTCATATAAGAACTTATCAAACTATGATATCGCAATGGACATATATCAGAAGATTATGTCCGCCAAAACAAAGCACAACGCCAGCACAGACTCGCTGCATTATGATGCAGACCAAGAGCATATCGACATCGCAGAGATTGTCGAGCATCTGTATTTCATCAAACACACAGACAGAGCCACAATCAAAAAGCCCCTTAGGAAGGTTCGTTTTTAAAATGAACAGCGCAGCTTTCAAATTACCAGCAGACGCGCGTCGGGGCCCGAACTGCGGCGTGACAGCTCTGGCAGTGTCTACCGGCGTATCATTTGCCAAGGCTTGGCAGACATTCCAAGCAGTGAACCCGCGCACATACGGCAGACGCTGGAAGGGTGGCACATACACAAGAGACCAAGAACTAGCATTAGAACGGCTGAAGGTAGCTTATGACAATATGCAACTGCCACGCATGAACCTGAAAAACTTTGTCGACACATACGCTGCGCCGGGTACTGTTTACATGGTCACAACGACAACGCACGTGCAGACAGTCTTAAACGGCGAAGTGATAGACCAAGCCGGCAAGAAACCTATTGATGAATTTTGGGGCCGAAAAAAGTTTGTTCGCAAGGTCCGCATCATCAAAGACGCATTCAAGTATTCAGACACCGGCAGCGCCGCCGCGCCGCAGCCAGTGAAGCCACAAGGCCACACATCAACAGCGCGTCAACTTATGTTGTTCTAAAGAGGAGATAAGAACATGCAAGTCACAATCGAAAACTTAATCAGAAGACGGGAGGCGCTGCTAGACACGCGGCCTCCGGCTTGTCTTCGTCAAGACGGCGTGAGCAAAGAACGCCGCCGCGCTTACGATAAAATGATGAGCGAACAAATCGCAGAAATTAACGCACAAATAAAGGCACTCAGGGAGGAGTGAAGAACATGCAAAACTATAACCACGAAGCGCAGGACTTGTATTTGTTCGCATTGCACACAGGCGGGCAGCTATACAACCAGCGCACAGCAATAGAGGAAAACTTGCAGCGCAAATATAACGCTGGAAAGTATGACGCAGAAAAAGCCGTGAAGCTATGGGGCTACTTCGCAGACAGCGCAGCCAAGAAATACCACAGGGATATGCCAGCCACTGCCAAGTGGTTCCACCAGTTTACACCGGCAATCCGCAAAGAGGTTGCGCGCATTGCAGAGATTGACCACCGCGAATTGATGAATGAGAGGGCAGAATAATGACACAGCAAAAAACAATCCAGAGCATTACACGCTTAAATAACTCACCAGTAGGCAACCCTGCTTTCTCGTTTGTGTTTACAGACGGAACAAGGCTGCGGACCAAAGCCAACATCTCGGACGCTTACAGCGTCTGCATGAGCTGGGAGGGTCGCACAGTCAAGATTGAGACGCACACGACCAAATCAGGCAAGACACAAATCACAAGCATAGAGGGCTGAGCAATGAACCAGTTTAAAAACATAGAAACAGGCGAGCTTTTTACAACATGCCGCCCCATAAATGGCAGACCAGACCCGGCTGTATGGCGTAAGCGCAGCACAAGAACAGCCGAGCTTGCAAGCGGCAAGTCCGCAATCATAAACAGGCCGCGCTGGTTTTACTTCAGCAAAACAGAAACAGCTCACAAATGGGAGGGTTGAGACATGGACCAGACACGCAGAACAAAACGCCGGCAGTATCAGCACCAGTACAGCGCAGAACTGCGCGCACAACGTGCGATGGACTGCCTCAAGTGGGCAGAACAAGAACTGCACCAGACAGGCGACACAGAGAGCAGGGTTTTGGATATAGCCATGCAGGACCTTGCAAACACCATGAGGCGCTGCGCGGCATTTATCCGGCAACAACAGGAGCAGAAACAATGAAGACAATAAAGATTTTATCAGCAATCACACTTACGTTTGCTGTCAGCATGGCCCTTGCTTGGCTTGGTCTCAACGTTCTAATGGGCTGCGGCATGGTTAACGATTGGAACGCGCCGCAGTGTCTGACACCGTTTGAAATGATGAGGTAGAGAAATGACAGGCATGGGCCAGCAATGGCCCTGCCCCTTCAGTGTCTCGCAGTGAGGCATTGAAGCGGCAATGATGCCGGAATAGCCATAGGAGGATAAGACATGGCAAAAGTTGGAAGACCAAAACTAGTGCAATCAACAAACATCACACTGACAGAGGCGGAATGGTTCGAGATTGTGGACTTGATAGAGAGCACAATAGACAACCGGATATGGGATGCGATGGAAACTGACCCAATATATCCGTTTGAGTATTCTATTATTGGGGCCCGTATGCTGCTGCACAGCAAGCTAAACGAGAAACTGAAAAACAAGTTTCCAAACGCACCGCGCTACAAATGAAGCAACAAGATATATTCGACCAGCCCTGCGCTTGTGGGGCTGGCGAGCGACAGATAGACCTTGAACAAATCATAGAGGAGAAATGCGATGTTAATCGTAAACCATACAACCAAGCACCGCGACAGTCTGGGCAACGAGACGTTCACAGACAACTATCAACTAGCAGAAAGCAGTGAAGAGGCCCGCCAGATATTGACCGGCATCATATCACGGACAGGCGACAATCTGCACTGTTACGCAATCAGCCAAGTGATAGAGGCAAGCGAACCACACTGGACAGAACCAGAGCCTATCCTGACAACAGCCGAAAGAGAAAAGGACGCAGAAACAAATGACGGCTGATGAACTGAAAGAGAAACGGATTTTTCT